TAGACAAGGAAAAAAGAATCAAATACTTGATAAATACAGAGCTTCTCTTAAAGTAGATGGCAGAGCTTCAATTCATCTTATTCACGATAATTTTGGTGTCGGAATATCAGATAAACATAGGTTTAAAAGAGGAATTATTGCTAGAAATATAAATGACATTGATAAACATTTTGGGCACGAACCAGAATATGCAGATCACCTTAAAAGTGTTTTCCCACACACAAAAGAAATAGTAAACGCTGGATATCATGTACAAGGTGATCTACTTTATACACAATTGGTTCACATCGATAAAAAAAATGATCATATTGAAGTAACTCCTAATATGATTACATATTCCATAAAAACTGGTGCTTCTATGGGAATTGCAGTTCATAGTGAAATAAAAGGAAATAAGTCATATATACTTTATAAAGAAGCACTAAAACGTTCTTCAAATATTTTTGTTCCTAAAATTGAATATGATGATAGTGTATGCACGTATTCAAAACCTGATTGCGCTGCAGTTGAAAAAAATTTAAAACTAGCCAATAAAATAATTCAAAATCATACAAATACATATCTTACACCTAGACACAAACATTACTTTACATTGTATATTAATAAAACAAATCGCACAAAAGAAAAATGTTCTATAAATGGTTATATGCAATATTTAGAAATGGTAAGAGAAAAACATATAGAAAAAATCAAATCGCATGCTGGAAAAGAAAAAGCTAAACGTTATCATTTTTCTGAAATAGAGTTATATCTTCAAGAAAATCTAGAGCATTTTCAAAAATCAATCGACCTTCATAGATATTTAGAAGATGCTACTGAACACGTTTTAAACGGAATACAACATCATGATATGATTACTAGTATTAATGGAGAAAAATCTCAAGGTGAGGGAATTGTTTTATATTATAATAATAAACCAATATCAAAGTTAGTATCAAAAACAATTTCAAATGTTATACTCAATAATAATAGATATAATAAATCATAAACAACTTATAGATTTTTAAAAAAAAAGGGAAAGCATATGCTTTCCCTTTTTTGTATATAAATATAGCTAATAGTATGAAAGGAATATAAAATATGCACAACATGTATGAAACAAAAATAGTAGAAACAAAAATAGATGGTGTTGGCGACTGGGTATGGCCACAACACGATACTGGTTTATGGTTAGGACCACATGATGAATGGTATAACATAAAACCTATTATTTTAGAACATTGTAAAACTTTTGATACTGTTATTCAAGCTGGTGGGGCATGTGGAATGTATCCTAGATTGCTTTCTCAAATATTCACAAATGTATTAACGTTTGAACCAGACGCATACAATTTTTATTGTTTAAGTCAAAATTGCCAAAGTGAAAGAATTAAGAAATTTAATGCAGCATTAGGAAATAAACATAGAAAAATTACATTTTATCCTCCTCACGAAACTAATAGAGGAATGGGAACAGTTAGTGCTATGATTAATACGGAAAATGATATTACTGTAGGTGATACTCATGTGCTTATGGTAGATGATTTTGTATTTGAATCTGTTGGATTAATATATTTTGATATTGAATCTTCTGAAATTACTGCACTCAAAGGTTCTATAAATACAATATTAAAACATAAACCACTAATCATTTGCGAGAATGGCACAAATGAAATAGTAGAATATCTAAAATTTTCAGGTTACGAACCAATAGCAAAATCTGCTGCAGATACAGTTTTTAAATACATAGGAAGTTAAATTATGGCACAATTTAGAAAAGATAAAAATGATTATTTACCAGATAATAAAACTTTATTTGAGGTAATGATGCTTGCTGACCAATATGGCAATCTTGTAGGACCTGCAAATCCTTCAGGTGTTGCCGTAGACGCATTTGGCAGAGCTAGAACATCTTCACCATTAACTTTATTTGATTCATCTCATAGATATGGTGATAATGGACAATGGGCAACATCAAATACTGCTGGAGCCACGTATGCATTTTCAGCAAATGAAGGTTTAATAAATCTTACATTAAATGCATCGAATGGCGCAGAAATTATTCGCGAAACTAATAAAGTGTTCGCTTATCAACCTGGAAAATCATTGCATAATTTAAATACATTTACATTTGCTGCAGCAAAAACAAATTTAAGACAAAGAGTTGGATATTTTGGTGCACAAAATGGTATGTATTTGCAATTAGATGGTAGTACATTATCTTTTGTAGAAAGAACATTTACTTCTGGTGCAGTTACAGAAACAATAGTTCCACAATCACAATGGAATGTTGATAAATTAGATGGCACAGGACCTTCTTTAAGAACTTTGGATATATCTAAAGCACAAATAATGTGGATGGACATAGAGTGGTTAGGATTAGGTACTGTAAGATTAGGCTTTATTATAGATGGTGAAATTATTCATTGTCACTCTTTTCATCATGCTAATCTTATTTCTGCAACATATATTACTACTGCTTCATTGCCTATTAGGTATGAAATTAGGAATATGGGAACTACTGCAAGTTCAAGTACTATGAAACAAGTTTGTTCTACGGTCATTTCCGAAGGTGGATATGAATTGAGAGGAAGACAAAACGCAATTGGTACTCCTATTACTACACCAAAAGCATTAGCAGTAAAAGGTACATATTATCCAATAGCCTCCATTAGATTAAAGTCAACAGAATTAGATGCTATAGTAATTCCTACTGCTATATCATTTTTAGGTCAAGGTGCTGGTAGTATTAATTACAATTGGAGAATTATAGTAGAAGCGCCTACTGGCATAACAGGCGGCACGTGGGTGTCTGCAAGTCCAGATTCTGCTGTTGAATACAATTTAACAGGAACAGGGATAACAGGAGGAAGAGTTGCAGCAAGTGGATATATTAATTCGTCAAATCAATCTTCACCATCACTTGATATTTTAAAAGAAGCTTTATTTAAATTTCAACTTGAAAGAAATGGATTGACCGGAGTTGCAGATACTTTTACTCTTGCTGCTAGTTCAGACACTGATAATCAAAATTGTTTTGGTTCTATAGATTGGGAAGAAATTACAAGATAAATACTTATTAATTTTGTAGAAAACTTTAGAGGCAAAATGTCAAACGACTCACAAGAAAAAAATGATGCACCAAATTCAAATAACACAGGTGCATCAAAAAAATTAATATCTAAAAAAATAAATGATAGGAGTAGAACTATCACTGGAAGTAAAATGGATAATATTAACATTAATCCAGTGACAGAGAATTCAGAACATACTGCTGTTACTAATCTCAATATGAGAGCACAGCCTGTTCACAAAGGACACGCAAAATTAATTAAAGCAGTAGAAGATGAAGCCAAAAAAGTAGGAGGTTCTGCTCATATCGTAGTATCTCATTCTGAAGGTGATTCTAAAAACCCCATATCTGTTGAAAAAAAGATAAGTTATATTAAAAAGTTAACTTCTCCTGAAACAAGAGTTTCATCTACATCAAAGTTTTCACCTAGTATATTAAATACTGCAACAAATCTTAATAGATATGCACATCATCTTGTAGTGGTTGCAGGAAACGACAGAGCAGATGAATATGATAAACTTTTAAATAAATATAATGGTAAAGAGTCAAATCACGGATTATACAATTTTAAAAGTATAACAGTAAAAAAATTAGATAGAGATCCTGACATGGATTCTGAAAACACAAAAGGTGTTTCTGGAACAAAAATGAGAACACATGCTATTAATGGAAATATTTCCAGTTTTAAAGCAGGATTGCCAATAGAATTACACCAACACGCAGAAGAAATGATGAATGATATAGTTAAGTCACAAAAAAAGAAAATTAAAGAAAATGTAAATGATACTTTCAATAATACATTTATAGATACTGAAAATACTTTAGAAATATTAGAAACTATTGACAAAGCTTACAGAGAAGCTGTTCCGCGTTCGGGTCAAGATAGGAAAAAAATGGACTTAGTACCTAGATCAAATCAAGATAGAAAAAAAGATGATAGTTTTTATCGTCAGCAATCTATTGTAAAAAAAATTATTGATGAAAAATATGGTAAAGGTTATATTTCTCCTCAAGAAAAAATTAGACGTGCAATGCAAAATCGAGGTGTGAATATCGATAGTGACAAACATCGCAAAGAAATGGAAAAAAATGCAGCTGATTATCAAGCAATATTAGATAGAGAAGCTGCATCAAAGAAAAAAACAAATGAAGATTTTGAAGCATTATTTTGATGACAGGAATACAAAATGACTGATAGTGTACTTATTGATAAAATGAAAGAATATTTAGCATCTAATTTTGCTTTTTATTTAAAACTTCACTTTTTCCATTGGAATGTAGAAGGATCAAATTTTATTCAGTATCATGAATTGTTTAAAGATTTATTTACTGATGTACATGGTGCTGTAGATGATATTGCAGAACATTTAAGAGCATTACATGCTTATGCACCGGGTTCATTTTCTAGATTTAGTGAGCTAAGTCTAATTGAAGATCAAATAGAACCTTGTAGTGCTCGTGATATGTTGAATAAAGCATTACTTGATAATATGAAAATGCTATCAATCATATCATACTTAGATAAAATGGCGTCTGCTACTAATGAAATAGGCTTAAGTAATTTTCTACAAAGTCGCTATGAAATTCATAACAAACACCAATGGATGTTAAGGGCCATATTAAAAGATGTCTAATACAGAAGAAGAAATATTAGAAGAACTAAATCTTGATAATAAATCTTATACTTTAGATGAAATCCGAGCTTTTGCTATTGAAAAATTATCTCTTGTAAAAAATGAAGTGGAAGAATTACAAACGGATGTTTTAATAAATAGAGGTATGATTAAACCTAAACATATTAATAACACTGACATCTCTTATAAACCATCAAATTATTTAAGAGATCTAATAGGAGAGGAATAAAAAATGGCACTTTGGGGAAATAACAATTCTAGAACAGCATCAGGAACTGCTAACATCAGTTCTAATGGATTTGTTAATGGTACTTCTACATCTTTTCAGACACAAATGGATGTTGGCAATTTTATTACAATGGCAAACGTTGATTATTTGGTAGTGTCTATAACATCAAATACACAAGCGCGCGTTGTTGGATCTTTACAAAATACTACAGTAATACCACAGTCGAATGGTGCATATGCTATTTCTGAAAAACCAAGTTATGTTGTCATGGATTTTCATGGCGGAAGTAATGGGCATGCAAATGCTATTTTTGGTGTTGATTCAACTGAAGTAAACGTAGCAAATGGAGCAGTACGTGAAGTCGTATTTACTAATCGTGGTTCCGGATATACTGCCAATGCTACAGTAACATTTGCTGGAGGCGTAGGAAATACGGTTGCAGTTTCTGCTAATGCTACTGCAACAAACGGAGCTATTACAAGTATAAATTTTGCAAATAACGGTGCAAGATTTACAATTCCACCTACATGCACAATATCTGCTCCCGACCCAATATATTTTACTGGAAATGTAACAGGTGGTTCTGTAGTATTAGGTAATGCTACATCTAATTCTACTCAGTTTAAACTTGATAATGGTTATATTATTACGGATGCTAACACACAGTTTCTTGCAAATGGCGCTCTTGTAACATATAGAGTGTTAGATAGTAACGTTGCAATTGGTGGTTTATCTAATAATACTACATATACTGTATATACTATTAACTCTACTGCAATTGCTTTATATACATCCCTTCCAGGAGGAACTAGATATATTAACTTGTCATCTGTTAGTGCAACTACACAAGCTAATCATGCTATTATTGGTGTAAGAGCTACTGCAGTACCTATTCTTTCAGGTGTTCGTAAATCTGAACATGCCGGCTGGGTAAGACGTAATGTTGGTCAAGGTGGAAGAGCAGGACGTGTAACATTTGAAACACTAGTTGCTATGGGTAGTATTCAAGGTGATGCTGCAGACAACGACGTATTTCCTAATGCTTAATTAATATAGAAGGTGAACCAATATGACTGCTACTAAAATAACTGGATTGGTTGAGGCAACTACAATTGCTTCATCAGACTTAATACCTATAGTATCAAATCCTGGCGGTTCACCTTCTACTAAAAAAATTACATTATCTAATTTTTATTCTAATGTTAATATCAATGTAAAATTTTCAAATACTGTAACATTAAGTGGTAATACTACTTCTACTTTGAATTTCAGCGCAAATTCTCTTTATATTACATATCGTACTACTCCAAGTACTAGTACACAATCAACACCTAATGGAAAAATATGGTTTGATTCAAATTATATATATGTTGCTACTGCAACAAATGTAATAAAAAGAGTGGCACTTACAACATTTTAAATATGATTGAAAAATTGGATATATCTAACTTTTTATTATACGCGGCAAAACATTATGATAACCCTCAATGTTTTGATACAATAGAATTCTATGAAGATCTTAAAAGATTTAAGTATATAAAAAGATTATTAAATAGATATGTTGAAAGCGGAGAAATAAAAGAAAGATTAATTCTTAATCACATAGTTATTCTGTTTAATCTATTTGGAGTTCAAGCAGCAATTAGAATGTTGTTTCTAAAATGTGAAGGACTAGAAATGTATCTTATACCGTTTCTAATCTTTTTAAATAATTTACCAGAAAAAGTTGAAAATATAGGAATTAATAATAAAACAATTTTTACTTCTGATATTACTTTAGATAAAAATATCATAGAGAAACTAAGAAAGAATTTCTAATATGCCAATCATGGATGTGTATATGATATACCAGTTTATTAAAAGACTGGTAACTCCTTTTAATGAAATGCCAGCTTACAAATACGGTATTATTGATAGTCAAGGAAAATTTTTAAAGAAAAAATCAGAGTTAAAAACAACTGCTGAAAAACAAGCTCTTTCACATTTTGATATTCTTATTATAAATCTTAAAAAACTAATAGCTA